AGATGATGAGAGAGGAGACTTTGTTACTATCAAAAGGAAGGTAACTTCTAAGAGTGGTAATCAAAATAATCCACCTTCTTTAAAAGACTCTCAGAAGAGAGATATAAAGGGAACATTGATTGGTAATGGTTCTGACGTTAATGTTCTTTATAAAACTTATGAATGGAGCTATGCAGGGAAGTCAGGCATTGGTGCAGACCTTCAGGCAGTTCAGGTTACTAACCTTGTAGAGTATACAGAGGGCGAAGACTTTGATGTTGTGCCTAATGGATACAAGTCAGGTGATAACTTGGATGATGAAATTCCTTTCTAGATTAAGCTAAATGCTGAAGTGGGTTGTGGTTGGTGGGATTTTTTATAAGGAATTATTATGAATAAAAAAATAGATACATTAATAGAAGATATCTATAAAACTATTGATGAAGGTTTAGATAAACGTAAAGTCAATACAGATTTTTTGGATACATTCAAAAAGAATATTATGGCTTCTATTGACAAGTTTTTATTTGAGAAGAGAGAAGACCTGACTACGTTAAGGTTATCTCAAATAGGAAGACCTGATAGACAGTTATGGTATGATATTAAATCAGATGTTAAACCTAAAAAGATTGACGCAAAAACTAGACTAAAGTTTTTATATGGAGAAATGCTAGAGTCTCTTCTTATACTTTTAGCAGAAGCTTCAGGACATGATGTTTCTGAAATACAAAAGATGGAAGAAGTAGATGGAGTCAAAGGTCATAAAGATTGTAGAATAGATGGCACTCTTGTTGATATAAAGAGTGCATCATCCTATAGCTTCAAGAAGTTTAAGGATGGTTCTCTTGCTACCAATGACCCTTTTGGTTATATATCTCAGATAAGTGCATATGCAGAGAGTGCAGGTGATGACTATGCATCTTTCTTTGCAGTAGATAAATCTACAGGAGAACTTGCACTTATGCCTGTAGAAAGTATTCATATGATAAATGCTACAGATAGGGTCAAGCATCTGAAAGGAGTATTAAAGTCTTCTTCAGTGCCACCTAAATGTTATCCTGATGAGCCTGATGGTAAGTCAGGTAATAGAAAACTTGCAATAGGTTGTGTGTTCTGTGGATACAGAGAACATTGTTGGTCTGATGCCAATGGTGGCAAAGGACTAAGAAAGTTTAAGTATTCTACAGGCATACGATATCTAACTCAAGTTCATAAGACTCCTGACGTACAAGAAGTCTAATGCCTAAACATAAATTTCGTTCCAATTCAGAGTATAATACCTATTGCTTTTTGAAAGAAAATAAGGTATCATTCAAATACGAAAAGCTAACTATAAAGTATGAGTGGTTAGAATCCAAAAAGTATATACCTGATTTCGTTCTAAGCAATGGGATTATCCTAGAAGTCAAAGGCAGATTCGTACTAGAGGATAGAAAGAAACATTTGTTTGTAAAAAAACAATATCCTCACTACGACATTCGATTTGTATTTGATAATCCTAATAGAAAACTATACAAAAATGGAAGGATGACTTATGCAATATGGTGTGAAAAACATGGTTTCAAATATTGTAAAGCTAGTAGTGGGATACCAAAAGATTGGATAGCAAAATAAAAACAACTGTTAATTTTGTTGTTGAGGAAGATATCTTTAAAGAAAGAAGCACTCCTGAACAGACAATGTATATGTGTGTCATACTACAGGCTTTACTAGACGCAACAAAACCTAAATACAAAGGTGAACCTGAAGCATCTATACTTGAAAGAGACAGAGCAAAGGCTTGGTTCTTTGCTTCTGTAGGTGTTACCTCAGAGGACTTTAAGATTGTGTGTGACTATGCAAATATAGACTACAACTATATGAGAGAGTTCGCATTTAAAGTTTTAAAATCAGGTGAAGTAGAATATACAAGAAAACGAATCAACGCAGTGTTAGGACATTAAAATGAAAAGCAACTTATTACCAACAGACTACCAAAATTTTATTGCTCTATCTAGATATGCAAGATGGCTAGATGATGAGCAAAGAAGAGAGACTTGGACAGAGACTGTCTCAAGATACTTTGACTATATGCAAGGATTGCATGGAAATATTATAACTAAATCCCTAAGAAGAAAACTAGAAGATAAAATACTAGGACTAGAAGTTATGCCTTCTATGAGAGCATTAATGACTGCAGGTCCTGCTCTTAAAACCTGTAATGTTACTAGCTATAACTGTAGTTATATTCCTGTAGACTCTGTAAGAGCATTTGATGAGTGTATGTATATACTTATGTGTGGCACAGGTGTAGGTTTCTCAGTTGAAAGAAGCAACGTAGACAAACTTCCTATTGTCAATGAACACTTTGAAGATAGTTCTACAATTATAAAGGTTGCTGATTCTCGTTCAGGTTGGGCAAAATCATTAAGAGAGTTAATAGCAATGTTATATGTAGGACAGATACCTACTCTTGATGTATCAGATGTAAGACCTGCAGGAGCAAAGCTAAAGACTATGGGTGGCAGAGCTTCAGGTCCTGCTCCTCTTATTGACTTGTATAACTTTTGTGTAGGTATATTTAAAGGTGCAAAAGGTAGAAGACTATATCCTATTGAGTGTCACGACCTTATGTGTAAGATAGGTGAAGTTGTAGTTGTAGGTGGTGTAAGACGTTCTGCTCTTATCTCTTTATCTAACTTAGGTGATGACCAAATGAGACACGCAAAGTCAGGTAAATGGTGGGATAATGAAGGACAAAGGTCACTAGCTAATAACTCTGTGGCATACAAGACTAAACCTGACATGGGAACTTTTATGAGAGAGTGGTTAGCACTATACGAGTCTCACTCAGGTGAGAGAGGTATATTTAATAGACAGGCAGCCATTAATAAAGTAAAAGAGAATCGTAGACGTAAGGCTTCTGAAAAAGAAAATCCTGTAGAGCCTGAAGACTATATTCAGTTTGGATGTAATCCATGTTCAGAAATTATTCTTAGACCTTATCAGTTTTGTAATCTAACTGAAGTTGTATGTAGAGCTACAGATACTATAGAAACTTTGAAAGAAAAAGTAGAAGTGGCAACTATACTAGGAACACTTCAGTCTACTCTTACTGACTTTAAATATCTAAGAAAGGTTTGGAAACAAAATACAGAAGAAGAAAGACTGTTAGGTGTTTCTCTTACAGGTATACTTGACTGTCCTATTCTTTCTCCTGATAGTGGTACACTAGAAGGAACTTTAGAAGAGCTTAGAGAAGTTGCAGTACAAACAAATAAAAAGTATGCTAAGATGTTAGACATACCTCAGTCAACTGCAATTACCTGTGTTAAACCTAGTGGAACTGTTAGTCAGTTAGTTGACAGTGCATCAGGTATTCATGCAAGACACAGTGAGTACTACATCAGAACTGTAAGAGGTGGTAATACAGACCCTCTCACACAGTTTATGAAGGATGTAGGTATCCCTGCAGAGCCTGACTTAGGTAAACCTACCACGACTACAGTGTTTAGCTTTCCTACTAAGTCTCCTCATGGTGCAATAACTAGAACTGAAATGACTGCTATTGAACAACTTCAATATTGGTTAGTATTTCAGAGACATTGGTGTGAGCATAAACCTTCTGTAACTATATCTGTTAAAGAATCTGAATGGATGGAAGTAGGTGCATGGGTATATAAAAACTTTGATGAAGTATCAGGTATTTCATTTCTACCTTTTAGTGAGCATACATATCAACAAGCTCCTTACCAAGACATAAACGAGGAGCAGTACAATACCTTCTTAGAGAAGATGCCTAACTATATTAATTGGTCTCTTCTAAAAGAATATGAGAAGGAAGATACCACAATAGGTAGTAAAGAGTTCGCCTGTACTGCAGACTCTTGTGAGATTGTGGATATACAATGATAGGAAGTGAGTTTGGAGACTTTCCAAATTGGTGGCAACTGTGGTTGATTGGTGCTATCACTCTTAACACTGTTCTTAATGCAATAGTATTCTTTAGAGGAAGAAAGGTATTTAAAAAGAATCATGTCAACACTAATATGTAACTTACCATCAAACAAAGTATGGGTTAGAAAAGAATATCTAAGAGACTTCAAGGATGGACATGGAGAGTTTGTAGAAGGTAACTGGGTAACTGCTAAGTCTATTCCGGGAAGAGCTTTTTACTTTGAAACATACTTACCTAAGTATGGAGCATTGTTTGACAAGCTACCTATCTCTGCCTTTTTATCAGAACCTAAGTTACCTAATCCTGATATGCCACTTAATAATTTACAGTTTTGGAATTGTATGGATTATGGTGTGGTGAATATACATAAACAGTTTATCTCCACAATGGACTACGAAATTTTAACACATGATTTTGGAACTGTCAAGGGTTTTTATGTTTGTACTTTAGACAACTATCATTCATCTACTGATGAAATAGATTACAGTACAAGTGAAGTGCCTGAAGAACATAAGTCTTTTAACTTAATTGAACTTGTTAATGGTCAGTATGCTTTATATCCTAACAATAGAATGAGAGTGTATGATAACTCTCTTACTCCTGAAGAACCATTGAAGCCTGACTTTAAAGTAAGTACAGAATTTTATCAGGTAGAAAATGATAAGAACAAAAGACTTGGAGATACTGACGAATACTTTTATTAAAAAGTTCTTGACATAATTTATAATATAGATTATAATTCATATAGAAAGGAGTAACTTAATGACTGAAGATAAAATTAAAAAGCTTGAAGAAGAAATTGAAGCTAAGAAAAAAGAAGTTGAAGACCTTAAATATGGTGACTTAAAAGCAGCATGGAAAGAGTTTGAAGCAGCTTCTGAAATTGCAACTCAAAAGTATAATAAGTACAGACAGATTGCAAAAGAAAAATATGGTGTAACAACTGTAGTGCCTAACCACTTCAACTTGATTGACCAGTTTTTTAAATGGTAGATATTATTCATACTACTAGAAGACCTGTAATATACGTAGGGTATGACCCTAAAGAACATATTGCTTTTGAAATTCTAAAGTTTTCAATAGAAAAATATACTCGTAAGTATGACATTATACCTTTAGAGCAACCATCTCTACGTATGTCAGGTTTATATAAAAGAACTTACTACCTTGATGACACACATCAAAAGATAGATTCTGCTGATAATAGACCATTCAGTAGTGAGTTTACTTTTACTAGATTCCTAGTTCCTTTTATAAATATGCATAAAGGTCTTGCTTTGTTTATGGACTGTGATATGTTTCTAAGAGCAGACATAACAGAAGTATTTGAAGAGTATGGACAGTTTGATGAGTATGCAGTATCTGTAGTTAAACATGACTATAAACCTAAAGAAATTTTTAAAATGGATAAACAGGTACAAAGCAATTACAGTAGAAAGAATTGGTCTAGTTTTGTTTTATGGAACTGTGAACACCCTGCCCATAAAAGACTTACAATTAAAGATGTTAATGAGCAGTCAGGAAGATGGCTTCATAATTTTAAATGGCTAGAAGATGAAGAGATTGGTTCTATACATCCTAAGTGGAACTTCCTAGATGGATGGACTGATGAAAATATAAATCCATGTAACGTACATTTTACTACAGGTGGACCTCAGTTTGAAGATTGGCAACCTAAAAGAATAGTAGATGCTCACTATGCAGGTGAATGGAAAACTGCAAAGAAGATGTACGAATCAAGAATACTACCAAAGGAAAATTAATATGTATACATTTGTAACCTCTTTTAGTGAGGAAGGATATAATACTTATGCAAAAGAAATGCTTGAGAGTGTCGCATCAAAATGGAATCCAAAACATTTTAAACTCTATGCTTACTACCATGACTTTGATATTAAAAAAGTTGACCACCCTACTGCTTCTAGCATTGTATATATACATCTTAATGATGTAAAAGAGATGCTTGACTATCGTGAAAAGATGAAAACACATGATGGTACAGAAGGTGGTAAGATGCCTTATAATTGGAGACTAGATGCAGTTAAGTGGTGTCATAAAGTATATGCCTTAACTGACAGAGCATTTAAAATGATGGAACAAAACTCTAATCCTGAAGAACCTGATTGGTTGATATGGCTTGATGCAGATACAGTTGCAACAAAAAGACTTGACAAATCTGCAGTTGATAAATGGTTACCTGAACAAGCAAGTGTGGCACACTTAGGTAGAAAAGATGTTGACTATAGTGAAACAAGTTTTATGGGATTTAATTTACAGTACCATGATGCCTGTTCTATAATTGCAGACCTTAGAGGTTGTTATACAATAGGAGAAACTATTGCCTATAGAGAATGGCATGATGGTTTTATATTTGAACGTCTATTAAATATATATAAGGCACATGGCATGGTAGTTAATAACCTATCAGAAAATGCCAAAGGTCTATCTGCATTTATGCAGTCACCTTTATCAGAATATTTTATACACTATAAAGGTAATCTAAAAAATAAAAAAGGTGGACTTGCACCAGATATAAAGTTACCTAGATATAGACAACTTGCAGATATAATAAGACATTACAAACCTAAATCAATTACTGAAGTTGGTACATGGAATGGTGGTCGTGCAATAGAGATGGCACTTGCAGTATTTGAATATAGAGATAAGTTTTCTTACTTTGGTTTTGACTTGTTTGAAGAAGCAACTGCCTTGACTGATGATATAGAAATGAATACTAAGCAACATCATACTATAGAGATAGTTAGTAATAGACTAGAACAGTTTAAACAAAAGATGAAAGAGAAAGGTAAAGAGTTTACATTTAAATTACATAAAGGTGATTCAAAGATTACACTAAAAAAATGTAAGTCAGCTAACAAAGTTGACCTTGCCTTTATTGATGGTGGTCACTCATATGAAACTGTTAAGTCTGACTATAAAGATTTAAAGAAAGTACCTTTAATTGTGTTTGATGATTTCTTTTCTAAGGATGAAGAAGGAAATCAACCTGAAGAAAAAAACATGGGAGTTAATAAACTTATAAAAGAAATAAAAGCATATGGTAAAATTGTATTACCTTCTAATGACAGAGTTGTTGGTGGTGGTAGAACTCACTTAGCATTTGTTGCAAATAAAAAAGGAGTAGAACCTTTACCTGACGAGATAACTCGTATGCCCATTGTGGTAACACCAAAAGATTCTAGACCTGCAGATGAAATATTTGTAAACATAAAAGAAAATAAAAAACTTATTAAAGATTTTAATTGGTTAAAGCATAGCAAGATACATAATGAAACTGCACTTATTGTTTCAGGTGGTTCAAGTACAGACTTTAACTTACTTAAAAAGAAAGCTAGACAACCTAATACTAAAGTGTTCTGTGTAAAACATAGCTATCCTAAACTATTAGAGAATGGTATTAGTCCTTTTATATGTTCTATACTTGACCCAAGACCTATTGATGGTATCAGCACACATGGAGTTAAAAGAAAAGACTTATTTAAAAAAATAAATAAAGATACTAAGTTTTTAGTTGCTTCAATGACTGACCCTTCAGTAACAAAACACCTCATAAAAAAAGGTGCAAATATAAAAGGTTGGTCTGCTTACTCTGAAGCACTAAGAGATACAAGTGTAAAGGACAAACTTAAAATTAATACTAACACAGGAATAGAAGAAGGAGAAACACTAGTTGCAGGTGGTACTTGTGCGGCAATGAGAACTATATCTATTGCTCACATACTTGGCTTTAGAAGCTTTGAATTGTTTGGCTTTGACTGTTCAGTTGCTGAAGTTACTGAAGAAATGAAAAATGAAAAAGTACTAGATAAACCTAAATACTTTAGAGTTGAAACTAATGGTGAATACTTTTGGACTACAGGAGAACTACTTGCAATGGCTCAAGACTGTGAAAAATTATTTGCTAACACAGATATGGACATGGCTTTAAAAGTTCATGGCAAGAATACTCTAGTATCTGAAGTTTGGAAAAACTCAATAAAGGCAAATGAAAAATACTACTATGAAATAATAGAAGATGCAGCTTAAAGAAAAACAAGAAAAGTTTTGTCAGAATTATATCCTACATAAGAACGCAACTAGAGCTGCAAAGGATGCAGGATATAGTGAGATATCTGCACACAACACAGGCTCAAGATTACTTCAAGACCCTGCAGTTCAGGAAAGACTAGACGAACTAGCTATCAATATGACAACTAGTATTGATGTTGTTGATGAGATAGAAAAGCAGTATGGTGTTGCAAGAACTCAAGGACAGACAACCTCTGCATTGAAAGCTCTAGAGTTATTATCTAGAGTTAGAGGTAATAATATAGATGCAGATGAGATTACTACAGAATCTTTGGAACAAGAGATTGTCAAGGGTATGGAGATTATTGGTATAGAAAAAGTTCTTGAACTTATGTCTCAGGCATTTCCTGAAGAAATGGAAGATGAAGAAGATGAATCACTTCTTACCACTGAAGAACTTCTCTCCTCTCTCTTTTTTC